TCAGCGTGCGCCCAGTTGGACAAAGGGCGACATGGTCGTGCTGCCCTTGGCGGGGGAGATCGGCGCTGCGATCTTGGATTGGCCGTCCATGCGGAACGTGGTGCGGAAAGCCGTGAGGTCCGCATCGAAGTACAGGTGCATGGAGGTGGCCGTTTGCATGCCACCGGCCTTGGTGATGGTCTGGTAGTACGACAGATCGGCCAGCAGCACGTCACCTGCAGAAGAGAAGGTGTTGGCGTGTTGCGACACGAAGACTGGGCGGCCAAGCAGCATGCCGTAGGGCGAGACCTGGATGCCACCCGGGTTCATGCCCGTGGGCAGGTAGATCGGGTAGTTGCCCAGCGTCAGCGTGAAGAGCGCAGGCAGAACGTCGTTGTTGACGATCCACACGGCCTTGCCAAACGAACCCGGCGGCAGGCGCGAGATCATCTTGGCCAAGTTCTGCGCCAGCAAGGTCTGCGTGGTCTGGCCAGATTCCTTGGCCACTGTCACCGTGGTGGCGTTGGTCATGCAGCCCACAGGCAGGCCCGTGCCCGATCCAAACAGGATCGACTCGTTGGTCTTCCAGCGAATGGATGTGGCGATCTTGTCGGGCAGGTAGGTGGACAGCGCATTGGTGTCATCCAGCAGCTCGTCCGTCACCGGCACCAGCGCCATGAGCTTTTTGAGGCGCAGAGTCGACAGACCCAGGACAGGCTTGGTACCCACGGCCGATGCAGCTTCACCTTGCCAGTAGGCTCGGATGCCATTGGTGCCCCAGGGCGTGGTTTCGTCCTTGGGGAAGGCCATGGTGTTGCCCGTGATCTCGACGTTGTCAGTCATCGGCAGCAGGGAGTCCTCGCCCAGCGAGAGCTGGAAGATCTCCTGCGCGAACTGCGGGGGCACAAGAAAGCCGCCATCCTGCGCCGAGCCTTCACTGCCAAACGAGGCAGGAGCCACGGCACTTCGACCGGAGCCAATCAGCAAACGGTCATCGATCGCGGCACCGGGGTTTTGCGCCTGACGCACGGTCTTGAGGAAGTCACCCACGCTCTTGAAGCCATGCTTGGGGTCGGCCTCGAGGTTGTCGGTGACAGAAATCACAGTGGCCGTCTGGCCATGGGAAATGGTCGAATGCGCCGAGTGGGCTACGTTGGCCACATTGACCATGTGCGCTTCTTCAGCGATCAGGGCAGCCTCGCGGTCAATGGCAGCCGATGCCGCCTCGATCTTGGCCTTGAGGGCGTTGAAGGCCGCCAGCTCTTCATCGGTCATGTCGCGTTCTTGGGCAGCGGCGATATCGGTCAGGGCGCGGGCGTCCTTGACCAGGGTGGCTTTGCGAGCTTGAAGCTCGCGCAATTGCTTACTCATTGGTGTTGCTCCAGAAATGAAAAAACCGCCCAGGCAGCAAGCACAGGGCGGTGGTTTGAGGCGCGACCAACGGGTCGCAGACGTGAAACAGGCCTCTACGGAGGCCTGCAAATTTGAAATATCAGGGTTGTGCTGACGTGGTCAAGTTGGCTTGAGCAGGTCTTTGACAGTTGCCAGTGGCAGGTACAAAAACAGTGGGTTGTCCGCAGTGGCACGAAACCCGTGGTGCGCATAGAACTCGGCAGCGCTTTCATCCTTGGCATCAACCACAAACGCGTAGGCAGCAATCTCTGCCGTTACCGCCCGGCGCAAGGCATCGGCGAGCAAGGCCGCCCCCAAACCCTTGCTCTTGAAATCCTGATCCACAGCCAGACGCCCCATGCGAACAGCAGGCACATTGGGGTACCTGGGCAGTTTCTTGGCCAAGCTCTCAGCAAGGTCTGTCAACAAGATGCTGGCCGAGGCCAGCGTGTAATAACCCGCCACCCGGCCACTGGTATCCAATGCCGTGAAACACGCAGTCACACGACGCTTGATGTCCTGACTGACCTGGGTTTTGAAGTACCTGTCCAACGGCTCAACGCCACACTCGAATCCCGAGCGGTCTGTGTCGAGATCGAGCGGGACAACCGAAAACGGGCCCACCATCAAGCCGCCAGCAGCTTGTTGGCCTTGGTGAATGCGCGCTTAAGCGCGGCATTGGGTTTGGCAGGAGAGATCAGGGCTTTAGCAAAAGCCTCTTGATCTGCCATGCTCATGCGCACTTGATCAGCCTGCTCGATGGCTTGAGAAGCTGCAGACTGCAAGGCATAGATCACAAAATCGGTCATGGTTCGGCCTTGAATCTCGGCCGCACGCTTGACGACCACGTGCAGGTCATGACTGATCCGAGCCTCCAGCCTTGCAGACTGAGGCTTCAGTGAGCGAGAGGTGCCCACGTACTCGCCACTGAGCTCGGCCCACTGCTTCCAGTCGTTGAAAAGCGTGGCCGTAAGCGCCTTGTATTCAGGCCCCTGGTTGCAGCGCTCGGCGATCCACCGACCCATGGCGTCTTCCGCCTCGAAGTACTCTTCGGTGGCCTCGGCCACGCTCTGGGGCTGCTTGAGGCCAAGCTTCTTCCATTGCAGGCAGCCCTCGAGTGCCCAGGCCAAGATGCCATCGCGCTCGGCCAGCAGCTTCTCGGTCAGGAGCGGATCGCGCTTTTCTGGAGGGACCGTGATCGTGAAGGGGATCAGGTGCATGCGGCGGCGCATGGCCTCATCGATGTTGCGGATCGCAGGCTTGTGGTTCCCGGCAATCAGGAGCTTGAACTGAGGCACGTAGGTGAAAAAATCCTGGTGCATCAGCCGAGCCGTGATGTGGTCACCCCCTGTGATCGCCTTGATCTTGGACTCGTTCCAGCGCCTGCCCTGCTCGGTTTCAGTGGCCGAGACAAAGCGGGCACCACGCAGCCCGGCCAGGTCGGTCGGGTGACGGTCGGTGCGTGACTCCATGAAAGTGTCCATGGGGGCGTTGGCCGCGTAGTCACCCAGCACCGTGGAGATCACGTTCACGAACACCGACTTGCCATTCGCTCCCGTGCCATACAGGAAAAAGAGTGCGTGGGTGCTCAAGTCCCCGGTCAGGCAATAGCCGACCACACGTTGCAGATACTCCTGCAGCTCCTCATCACCACCGGTCACATTCACCAGGAAATTGCGCCAGACCGGGCAATCGCCTTGAGGCGTGGCCGTGGTCACCTTGGTCATGCGGCGGTCACGGTCATGCGGACCACGGGCACCCGTGCGCAGGTCCACGATGCCACCGGGTGTGTTGAGCAGCCAGACATTGGCGTCCCACTCTTCAACGGTGGCACTTTGCCTGGGGTCAGACCGCACGATCCGCTCCAGGGCGGAGATGGTGGCAGCGCTGGCCATACGGGCTTTCATGCGTGGCGTCTCGGCAAACATCGCAGCGCTGCGGCACACCGTTCGGCTCAGGTGCATGATGTACAGCTGCTTGTCCACGTTCCAGCGCACGCCATTCCAGACGAGCCATTTGGACCAGGACGCGCAGTAGCGCCAGTCTTCGGCGTATTGGTGTGAGAACGCCAATGCCAGCCCGTCTTCAGTGGAATAGTCGATGCCCTCGATCGGAACAGCAATGTCCTGTGCCCCGAATTCACGGATCACAGGCATCCGCTCCCCAACGGCCAAAAACCCGGCAATGTCAAAACCATCTGTCAAGGCATCGGCCACATCCCAGCCATCGGGCTTTTCTGCAGGAGGCTGCAAGATGGCACATGACTTGGCGCCGGCTCGCATGATGGCTTGAGAGGCATGATCGGCGTATAGCCAGCCTGGCTTGTCACGGTCCGGCCAGATCAAGACATGCTTGCCCGAGAGCGGCGACCAGTCGGTTTTTTCGACGGGTGCATTGGCGCCATGCATGGCCGTGGTGGCGCAGACACCGAACTCAAGCAGGGCTTGAGCGCACTTTTCTCCTTCGACCAGCACCACCTGATCGGCCTTGAGCATGCCCGGCTGGTTGTACAGCGGACGTGGTTCGGGCGGTGTCATCTTGCGGCGGCGCACATCCCAAGGCCTGAACTCCTTGCGACCTGGTTCTGGGTCATAGCGGTACACCACAGCGATGAGCTTGCCGGTGGCATCCTGGTAATCCCACTTGGCCGTGGGCGGACCGAGTTCATCGACCACCGGAGCCTTGGCATGGCTTGCGGCCACCGCCGTGGAAGGCATAGCCGAGACACGGCCGAGCCAGTCCCGGGCTTTTTCAAGCACCTGCGGGAACTGGGTCTGCACATTGAGGCTGTAGTAGCGGGCAATCAGGTCGAAGATGTCGCCCCCCTCGTTCGTGGCTCGGTCGGTCCACAGGCCCGCCTTGGGACCAGAGAGCAGCAGCTCCAGGCTGTCACCGGGACCACCCATGACATCGCCCACCAAGTATTTGTTTTGGCGGCGTTTGCCGGAGGGCCAAATGTCTGAAACCAGAAGAGCCAGTTGGTCATTTAAGGCGACGCGGATATCGGCTTTCTCACGATTGGTGTCGACCGCACCCCCTGCCGCCTTGCGCGCGCTTGAAGCGGGTGCATCGTTGAAATCAAGCATTCGCACCTCCGTCTTGAAGCGCCGAATCTTGTTGTTCCCGCAACTTGTTGGCATAGGCGACCTGCCACTGGTGCAGCTCACCCAACCGGAATCGAACCAATCTATTGACGCAGTAGAACGGCAGCCCCAGGGCTTTACGCTTTGCGGTCTTGGTGAAGTAGTACAGCGGCAAATTCAGCGTCTTTGATGCATCTTGGGCTGTGAGCAGTGGCTCATCGCTGAAATCGTTATCGCCTGCAGCTTGCAGGCTCAATGGCGAAGCCAATGATTCAGATTTACTCATGAAAAGTTCATCCCTGCAGGTGATCTGCGTCACCCGCATTGGTTGGTAGAAGTTGGAGACCGCAGGACGCTGAGTCCTGCGGTGGAGTCAGGACAATCAACTCAAGGGTGATTGGTCCAGTTGCATGCGAACAGGTGGGTACTTGCTGCGCTCATGTTCCTGCACCATGGCCTCGACATAGGTCGTGACCACAGCATTGATCAGCCGCAGGGCCTCTTGCTGTGTGTAGCTCGACAGCGGTCGGTCCATACCGATCTCACTGGCAGCTTCGCCCAGGGGCTTGAGGCATTGCTCCATGGCGGCCAGTTCTGCATCCGTCGGATCAATCACACCGTCCCCCGTTGGCAAAGTACCCTCTCGCTCGAGCGCACGAATCCCAACGGCATACAGCCGGTAAAAACAGTCTTGGCAACGCCGTGAGCAGAAGATCCAGTCGATGGGGTACCGCTTGGGGTGCCCCACCTTGAAGCGAAGATCCACGTGACCGAAGCCCTTGGCTTGACGGGAACACACCCAGCACTTCATGACGCATCACCATTACTGCGCCCACGCTGGCCGACCCTGCGCGTTGCCAGGACGGGGGGTGTAGCTGGCACTGGGCTGGGTGGCTTGGACTGCAGATGGTGGAACGGTCACCGCCGGAGCACCGCCGGAGCCGTGGCCGCCACCAGAGCCCCCACCCATGCCCCCATCACGTTGCAGCTTGGCTTGCATCAGGTCTGCGTATTCCTTGTGATCGGGCTCGATCACCAGTCGGATGATGTTGCGGTACTCGCCCTGACCATCCTTCTCAATGCCAATTCGGGCTGCGAATTCGGCACCATCGAGGTCACCGAAGCTGCGGATCTGACGAGCGCGTCCCGCCTCGGGGCTGACGTCATCGGGGTGGATGTTGCGCGAGCTGTTGAGCACGGCCTTGATGAAGCTGCGCCCCATCTGCGCCCAGGTCGGGCCCTTGTTGGAGTGCAGGCCGACATTGCTCCAGATCTTGCGTTTGGCAAATGGGCCAGTCAGCAACACAAACTCGCAGGACAGGAACACTGCACCGGTTTCATCCGATGCCGTGGCATAGCCGCCCGTCCAGCCCTTGCTGGCGTCGTCATAGCCGCCGGGCTTGATGGCCATGCGCACCAGGGCTTGGGTGCCTTTGGGGATGAGGTTGAACTCACCTTGCTGGGCATCGGCGTCATTGAAGTCACACCAGACGCCTGCAGCGCTGTGGTTGGAGGGTTGGCCATAGCTTGCGGCCTGGTTGTAGCTGTCGTGGTTCATTGGGAATTTCCTTGTTTTGATTGATTGGGATTGGGTTTGACCGGCTCAGAGTTGGACATCACCGACCCAGCGGATCTGGAAGGTGGGTTCTGTGATCAGCTCTTTGCGGGCTGGTTGGAAGGCTGCGCGCAGCAGCGGATGCCAGCGGGCGTAGTCCTGCTCGGTCACTGAAAACTGGACTTGCATAAAGTCCTGCACCCGGTCACCGGCGACGACCATCCGTTCGGCGATCTGGGACAGGTGCTGCTGGTCCCAGACGATTTCTTTGGGCTGCGAGACATCGATCTGCAGGTCGCCATCGTCAATGCGGAACTTGGCTGCCTCCTCCTGGCCCAGGCATTCGGCGTGGCAGATCTGGTCGGCGTAGCGGATTTCCATGGCCCGGTTGATGCGGCCACGCATCTGCAGCGTCCAGTCATGGAGCTGCTGCACTGCGTTGCTGAAATGGGCTAACTGGTCTTTGGGCAGACGGCTGATCTGGCTCTCGGAAAGATCAGGCAGCGCAGCTTGCTGCAATTGCAGGTGGTTCATGCCGCACCTGCCTTTCCAGGGATGCGCTTGGAGGTCGAGACATGCTGGACGCAGTTCTCGAAAGCGATCACGGCGTTGAGTGGATAGCTCACCCGTTTGCCCAGCTTGAGATAGGTCGGCCCATTGCCAGTCATACGCCAGCGCTGCAGGGTTTTAGGGCTCATGGCCCAGCGCGAGGCCAAATCGGCCTCGGTCAGCACCAGCTGCTTGGGCATGGTGGATTCAGGGGAAGTGGCGCTCAGGAAAACTGGCGCCTCGAGTGCTGGTGTTGCGTGCAGCATTGCTAACTCCTTTCGAAGAGTTGGGGGACAACGCTGCTATTTCAGGAAATCAATGAAGAACTGATAAGGAACTCAATAAAGAACTTTGGCGATATCTCCAGTTCTTTAATCACCGGCTGACCCGCTCAACTCCTCTTCAATTCCCCCTAGCTTGCCTTTTTGTCAGAAAGTGAAGTAAACTTCTGACAAACAGAGCCTAGCCATGAGCCAACTCGCCCTATCCATCCTCTCGCAAGCGCAATCCCTCCCCGAGGGAGGACTGCTTTCGCCCAAGGAATTCCTGCACCTAGGCTCTCGGGCGGCAATTGATCAGACCCTCTCTCGCCTGGCACGTGAAGGGAAGCTCCTCAGGGTTGGTCGAGGCGCCTACTCTCTGCCCGTTCAGGGCCGCTTTGGCGTGCGCCCTCCCTCGACCGAAGCCGTTGTCGAAGCGATCGAGTCCACCAGCGGTGAGACTGTGGTGGCCAGCGGCGCTGCAGAGGCCAATGCACTGGGGTTGACCACACAGGTACCCACACGCGAGGTCTTCCTGACTTCTGGTCCTTCTAGGCGACTGAAACTGGGAAATCGGGAGGTCGAGCTCAAACATGGCAATCGGTGGCAAATGTTGCTAGGCAAGCGTCCGGCCGGAAAAGCCATTCGCGCGCTCATTTGGCTCGGGCCCGAGCAGGCGCCCATGGTCTTGGAAGTGCTCAGAAGCAAACTGCCCAGCCAAGAGTGGGAGGCCATGCGCCAGGCTCGAGCAGGGTTGCCAAGTTGGATGGCCAAGGCGGTAAGCGAGGTGGCCATTGGCTGATTCATGGTTCACTCTCAGCCGCGAAGACCAGGCTGAAGCACTCGAAGTGGCTGCCGCACAGACTGGCCGCCCTGCGCACCTTCTGGAAAAAGACATCTGGGTGGTGTGGACACTTTCTGCCATCTACGAATCAGCCCTTGCGGAGAAACTGACCTTCAAAGGTGGCACATCGCTGTCCAAGGTCTACAAGATCATTGACCGCTTTTCAGAGGACATTGACCTGACGTACGACATCCGCGAGGTGGTTCCGGATCTGCTGCGCGATGGCAATCCGATCCCTGCTTCAGCGAGTCAAGCAAAAAAAATCACAGACCGGGTTCGCGATCGATTGCCGCAGTGGATTGAGGGCGAAGTGCTTCCGATTCTGCTGTCGGCACTGACGCGTGATGGTCTGCAGGCCAACCTGTCACTCGCGGGCAATGAGAAAGAAAAGCTGATCCTGGCCTACGAACCCATCAAGGTCGGCACTGGCTATGCGGCATCCACTATTCAGCTGGAGTTTGGTGGGCGCGCCACAGGTGAGCCTCACCAGCGTCACGCCGTCACATGCGACATGGCACCGGTGATTAATGGAATTCTGTTCCCGACGGCCCAGCCTTTGGTGATGGCCGCCGAGCGGACCTTCTGGGAAAAAGCGACGGCAGCACATGTGTACTGCAAACAGGGCCGACTGCGCGGCGAGCGCTATTCACGGCACTGGTATGACCTGGCCGCAATGGCCAACTCAGGACATGCTCAAGTAGCGATCGATGACCTTGAACTTGCTCATGCAGTGGCTGAACACAAGTCCATGTTCTTTGCCGAAAAAGATGTCGAGAAGAAGCCGATCGACTACAAGACAGCCGTCAGCACTGAAATTCAGATTATTCCTAAAAGCGACGCCTTGGAGGCACTCGAGAAAGATTACATGGCAATGCTGGAAGACGGGTTACTTGCAACGCATCAGCCCAGTTTCGCAGACATCATATGCACTTGTGCCGAACTCGAAAGCCTCATCAACAGATGACTGAGCGCTTGGCCACATACAAAAGGAGTCTCTTGTGACGCGCGACGAAAAAGAAAAGTTGGCAACTGAAATTGTGTCAATGTATCTCGACTCGGGATTTGGTAGCCCGTCGAAACGCGAGATTGATCTACTTTTGTTCCATCACATAACTCAAGCGCGCGAGAACAAAGGAAAGTCAAACTATGAACTTTCTGCGCTACTTAAGATTCCGGAATCGAGAGTGAAGACATTCAGGCTTGCATCCGCGTTAAAACATGAAGTCATAAACACCAAAGCCATTCTGGGAAACATCATCATTCGGCTCTCTAAAGGGCATCAATACACTACTGTTACGAATGAAAAAATTGAAATATCCCTAGAAGATCCCATTGAAAAAAGAGAGCTTGAAAATTTCCTGAAGTCAAAGGGGCACTTTGCCGAGTACACATTCAATGCTGAAGTGCTCCGAATAGCCCCTGTTCGGCTTTTTGAACTTATCGTCGAAAACATGGAACATGCTGAAGATCAATTCAATACACTTGTGCGTCAGCATATTGAAGATCAGGCCGCATCCGAACGGATACTTGAAGGTGCCCCGACACTAAAACAAAAATTCGCGCGCTTCCGCAAAGAAAATATAACCGCTGGCAAAATAGTATCGCTCATCGGAGCTGCCGCTAGCGCATTTGGCGGCTAATTGAGACAGCTGACATGCCGACATCGGCGTATTTTTAGCAGACTTCGGCCATCGAGAAATTTAGAGTCAAGCTCCACCTAGCACTTGCTTGGCCTCCTGGATACGCCCCTCCAACGACCGCCGCATTCGATCTTGTTCAGCTGGCAAAGCGTTCTGCAACGCTTGACGGGCGTTGTGCATGCTCAAGTGACGGATATTGGGCAATCGAACTTCGCTCCCAACCAATACTGTCCCAGTTACGGACTTTGCTGCACCACTAGCATAGGTTTTGGACTTCCGGCCCTGCGTTCGTAAGCCATGGCGCCTGATAATTTGACGCACCGATCCCAACAGGGTCTTGGTGGCAGCCAAGCCAGAGATAGTTACATCATCAACATAAATGGTCATTTTGCAGCCAACACTGCTGGCTGCATATGCGATTTCGTCAAACATGTGACGCTTTGCGAAGTACGCTACTCGGCCGCTGAGGGCACTACCGGTAGGTAGATGCATTTGTCTGTAGCAACAGATGTCGGCCAGCCTCTGTGCCACATCGACCGCACATTCAAAGTCATCAACAAACATTCGCAGAACAGCATTCCGGTTCACGCTGGGATAAAAACGACTGATGTCGGTCTTGATTAACGGAATCTCCCCTTTATGAGCACGAGCGTTGTCAGCGTACGACCGCCCCTTCTGAGAATAGACATAGTCGGGGAGTTCAATCCGGGCAAGTAGTTTCCCAATGCGCCGATGCACTTGCTCGAGCCAGCCATGAGGAGCTTGAATCTCTCGGCCCTTTTCATTTATCCAAACACGGTAGTGTTTGACGTCCAATAGCTTGGGCACAGCGTCCCACTGCACACCAAGAAGGGATTCGAACTTTCCCTTGCCTCGCAATCGATATAGAGGCGACCTTTCGAGTGAATAGCGTTTAAGCGGGCTTCTGGATTGCATCGCGCTCTTCAAGCCATTCCAGCAAGCGAAGAATCTTTTCCGCAGCACCTACCCGTATTTTTCCACTCCTCCGTCCCTCTCCTGTCAGCGACTCAGAGAACAACAAGATGGAAGACGTGGGCATCTTGAAGATGTCCGAATATTTGTCTAACAGGTCTAGCGGCGGGGTCTTGTCGCCGCTTTCAAGTTCACTCAGGTACGAATTTGAAATGCCAAGGCGCTTTGCCAACTCAACCTGCGTGAGTTGATGGTACGTCCTCAGTAATCTCAGTGCCCGATTCAACATTTCCTGTTCCAGTATTAAATTGAAAGAGAAGGGATGCCAAAGAACCTCAGAACTTGTCAATGACTTTCGCGATCTCCGACACTAAACGAACCAGCGAAAACGCCAGTCGAATCGTGCCAGGATGCGTCAGCCATGACCATCGGCTCTTCAGCACTCGCCGTTTGGGAGGCTTCTGAACGTCAATTTGCATGACTGTTCTCCTTGGCTACACCAACCGACATCCGCACGAGATTGCGCGGAGCCGTGGCTGTCGTCCGTAACCAAGCAGAGCAAGCGGCGGCTATATCCCTTCACTTCTCTAACGCCTGCCCGGGGTCGTCCCGGGCAGGCTCGCACCAGCTGCACTAGGCCAAGAGCATCCGGGTGGCGGCGTACTCCTAGCGGCGATGTGCCAGGCGAGTAGTCGAGGTCTCACGACCTCACAGAGCGCCGAAGCACTCCTCTAAATCGACAGTTATCTCTGTCAGCCTCAGCGTGGAATATACCAAACACTTTCGCCAAAGTCAAATATTTTTTCGCTGTCAGCGAAATTTTGTCGCAATGAAAGGAGGGTAAACGTGTGGGCCACATGGATGGCTGCCGTCGCAAATGCTCCCGTGCACAGTTCATTTCAAGCCGATCCCGCAGCGCAATTCAGCTGATAGAGGCCATTACGCCGTTGACGGATGACCAGCGTTTTGTAGGCCTGCATCGGCCCCTCATACCGAGGGTCGCCACGGTTGGATGTTTTCAACTTGAAGACATCGATCGGTCGCTCACTGCCCAACCCCGCTTCTCTCATGAGGAACTCAGCAGACTGTGGCTGGTTACGGTGCTTCCAGAGTGCTGCAAAGAGATGCGCTTGGGCATCAGTCAATCGAATGGGGCCATGCGGCCAGCCCTCCAGATGCACCCAGGCGAAGCCATCACTGAACGGCCCGTGGACAGCCACGCTCGGGAGCCCGTCTTGCCCGATGTCAGCATTTTCACCTTGGCCCGGTTCGAGCAAGCGCAATGCCAAACCGTGCAAGGCGAACCGGTCCTCGAGCTGCCACCAAGTAGCAATCCCCACCAGCGGATCCAGTGGTTGTCGCACCAACGGCCGTGGCGTAATCACCCAGCTTTGGATGCGTGGCTCGGGCCCATGAAAAATCCGTAGCCCGTGGCGCTCAACCAGATCGATGCGGCGAGCCAACACCACCGGCCGCTTCTTGTACCGACCAATGTCCCACACACCATCGACGATGTGGGCGGTGCTTGCTTGTGGCGAGATGTCCAGTGCGCCACGCAGCTTTCGGATCAGCCATTCATCGTCCAGGCGCCAATTGCGCTGACTGGCTGGATCCAGGGCAAACGGTCCACAGTCCGGACACTGCACCATGAGCCCATCGTCCGTCCTGAAGATCGGTCCACGGTAAAGGCCACAGAAAGCGCAAAGTGCATCCTGGCTGTTGACCACACCGGGTACAACGGCCTTCACCTGTTTGAGAACCTGTAGAGCCGCAATTTCTTCATCGTGCAGGCTGCTCTCAAAGGATGCACTGCCTCGCACGAACATCAATGCGGCCAAGCTGATGGCTTGCTGATTGAGGGTCAACTCCATTCACACCTCACTCGAACAAGCTGCCGTCCATGGTCGCAGGCTCCTCCTGCTCTCGTGCTGTCTTGAGGACCTGCTGCGCCTTCAAGATGCCCAACTGGACAAGATAGCCCTCGAGTTGGGCACGCAGCTTCTCATCGAACTTGTGCAGGTTCAGTCGCCCCTTGCTGGTGATCTCCACACTGACCACTTGGCAGCGGCTTTTGCCCCGCATCGGCGCCAGATAGAAGTTGAGAACAGCAGCCTGAATCGTCCAGCCACGAGCGAGCGGGTTCTCAGCAACGAAGTAGTCCTGCAGCAGCTCCGTCACGCAGCGTTGATCGCTGGACGCACTGGCCGTGCATTCCATCTTGAGTCGTCCGCATCCACTGACCACGGTCACGCTCTTGACCTGCAATCCGACGAATCCGTCATCAATCGCCTGCGGAATGTTCAGCCCCAAGCGCAGCGTGGACAGGTTCAGGCGCGGCGTCTGGATCCGCTGTGCATCTGCATCCACACCAAGCAGGTGCTTAGCGAAGGCCTCACACAACATGGCGTGGTATTTGGCGCCACCACGGATGATGGTGCGGGCCACACCGGTGGCTTGGGCGTATTCCAGCACCATGTGGATGTTCGGACTGCCCACCCTACGTTGCAGCTGACTGCCCTCGAATTCCAGCTTGGCCGTGGCGAGGTCCTTGGCGTGGATAGAGACCAGCTGCGTACCGCGCGCTCGATCCAGCACATTGACCACGCACACCTCGCCACATCCCAACTCCCGCTGGTAGAAGCCTTTGATGGCATCACCAAATGCAGCGATCGACTCCTCGTCACGCTTGATGGTCCCCTTGAGCCCCAGGTCGTGCTGCTGAGCTTGTTGACCGTGGTGGTCCAGGTATTCGATCTCGGCTGCCGCCTCAAAGAGCGCCGGGTGATGAACGTAGAGCCAGAAGGCCCGGTGCAGGTCGTTCTTGCAAGCAATGAGTCCCATCAATTCCGTCGGCCGTTCATGCGCGGCCTGAAACATGGCCTGCTTGCCCAAGGGGTGGGCCAGCAGCGTACTGGCGTGCAGCCCAGCCACGATGCGGTCACGCATAGCGGCATTCGGATGCAGCTGAATCAATCCAACCAGGCTCTTGGAGGCTTGGATCGAGTCATGCCAGATCCAGCCCTCGGGTAAAGGCATGGCGTGGCGCTCGATGAAGGTTTTAAGGGTGTCGTCGACAGGCAGGTTCAGCAAGATGTCGGCGTAGGTCTGAGTGCGGCTCATTCGTTGTCTCCTTTGTTGTTGTTTGTTTTGGCAATGAGGCGTCTCAACCCCCTGATCTGAAGACCTTGGGGTTTTGGTAAGTTTCGCCGGATTGCTGGATAAATATACAGCTTTTTAAAAATCTGTCAAAACCGTCACGGCAGGCCGCATGGTTGCTGGGCAGTTGCGCAAAAAGCCAGGATTCATGCGGCTTTGTGCTCTGTAGCGTGTTGATGGCCCTCTAAAACACAGACTCGAATTTGGGTGTTTTGGCTACGATTTCTGGGGTCAGATTTGATCAAGCAAAGCCCCTTAATGGACCACTTCCCAACCCCAGCCCAAGGCAACCCGGCCGAGAAAAGCGGGTACCTCTCCCTCACGCAAATCGCTCACCTGATCGCACAAGCGGTCGTTGATCAACACCAGTCCCTCACGCAGGCCCACAGCAGTTGGGTATATGCGACTGATCGAGACAAGTTTCTCGACTTCCATGCCTACCAGAGCGTCAATGCAAACCCGTCTACTCATATGGAGTCACAGCCTTGAAAAACACCGCCCCGCCGCTGCGCGACATCCTGCGCACCAGCGAAATCTCCGAAAAACTCCACGCGCTCTCGAACATGAAAATGCCCGAGCTTTGGGCACTGTGGGATCAATTTTTTGTGCGCAGGCCCGTCCGGCCCAATCGCACGCACCTCGAGTCACGCTTGGGCTACAAGCTGCAAGAGCAGGCCTATGGTGCGCTGCCCACCGGAACTCGCGACATGCTGGCCGACTACGGCGCCCGCTTCTCGAAAATCAAGACCGCCGCCCCATCCACCCGGACAGTGCTGCCAGGCACCACGCTCTTGCGTGAATTCGACGGCAAGAAATACAAAGTCACTGTGCTGGCCGATGGCGGCTATGAATACGACGGCCATCAATACAAAAGCTTGTCGGCCATTGCCAAGTTGATCACGGGCACGCAATGGTCCGGACCCGCCTTCTTTGGCTTGAAAGGCAAGAAGGCATGAGCGAGACGCTACAACCCACACCCAAGCGATGCGCCGTGTACTGCCGGGTCTCCTCGGACGAGCGGCTGGATCAAACCTTCAACTCCATCGATGCCCAGCGGGAAGCCGGGGCCGCTTTCATTGCCAGTCAGCGCTCGGAGGGCTGGGAGCCGGTCGAGGACAGCTACGAAGACCCTGGTTTCACAGGCGGCAACATGGACCGTCCAGGCCTCAAACGCCTGCTCAGAGACATCCAGGACGGCAAGATTGACATCGTGGTGGTCTACAAGATCGACCGTCTCTCAAGGTCGCTGGCGGACTTTGCCAAGATGATCCAGCTCTTTGATCGGTACAAGGCCAGCTTCAGCTCGGTCACGCAGCAGATCAATTCGGCCACCTCCATGGGGCGCCTGATGCTCAACGTCCTGCTGTCATTTGCTCAATTTGAGCGCGAGGTGACCGGCGAGCGCATCCGCGACAAAATCGCGGCCTCCAAACGCAAGGGCATGTGGATGGGTGGACAAGTCCCGATGGGTTACTGCGTGGACAACCGCAAGCTGGTCGCGGTGCCAGAGGAAGCCCAGGTGGTGCGGCAGATCTTTGATTCGTTTGTGGCCACACGCTCAACCACATTGATGGTCAAGCAACTCATGGAGCGAGGAGTCAGGAGCAAGAATGGCAAGCCACTGACCAAGCAGGCCCTCTACACCATCCTGCACAACCGCCTCTACATCGGGGACCTTGGGCACAAGGGCAACTTTTACCCAGGTCAGCACGAAGCACTGATTGATCAGTCGCTGTGGGACCGCGTGCAAGAGATCATGGCCGAAAACAGCCGTGACCGGGCTCGTGAGACCTTCGGGCAGAAATGCAGGCATGGCTTCTTGCTGCGCGGGATGATGTTCACTCCCGATGGAGACCTCTACCTGCCGATGGCCACCCGCAAGACCACCGGCAAGTTGTACCGCTACTACGTGGTCAACAAAAACCAAAAAATGGGGGCTGGCACCGTGGAGTTTGCCAACTTGCCTGCAGCGGGCATTGAGAAGTCCGTGCTGGAGAAGGTGCTCGAAGTGCTGCGATCAGGTCAGATGGTCCACAACTGCTGGCAGCAGATTTGCGTGATCAACCCTAATCTGACCGAACCTGAAGCCATGGTGCTGTTCTTCAAAAACACGGCTGGCCTGTGGGAGCAGTTGGCCACACAGGCCAAACAAGACATCGTGCGCACACTCATCAAGCGCATCACGGTTGCACCGGAGGGCTTGCATGTCGATTGGCGATTTGAAGCCTGGGGAGCACTGATCGGCGTGCCGCCCAAGAACCTGGCCGGATATGAAAAACTTGAATATGAACTGCTTGAATTGGAGGCTGCATGAATAACACACAGTCGTTTGGCAACAGCGTAGCCAACACATCAAACCCTGTGGAGTTCAGTACCTTCATCCCCTTGAAATTCGTCAAGCGCGGTGGACGAAGCGTGGTTGAGCCTCCGGAAAACGCTGCCCAGGCGATCAAGGACTTTGCCAAGCTGCCAGACACCAAATTAATTGAAGGGCTCACCCGGGCCTTTTACTGGCAGCGGCTGATCGATGAGGGCATCGTTCGCAGTGGCGTTGAAATTGCCCGGCAGGAAGGCCTGGATCAGGCCACGGTCAATGAGTGCATGCGCTTGACGCTGCTGGATCCCAAAATCATTGACAGCATTCTTCAAGGCACCCACCCCAAGGGGCTGAACCTGCACTGGTTCACCAAGCACCCCATCCCGGTCCTCTGGGATGAGCAGCACGAAAAGTTTCAGGCCATCGCAAACTGAAATGGCCCCGAAGGGCCGCACATCTGAGCAAGTCAGATCACTTCTTTTTGTTCACAGCCGCCTTGAAACTGGCACCTGCGCTGAACTTGGGCACGGTGGCAGCTGCGATCTTCAGCTTCTCACCAGTGCGGGGATTCTTGCCAGTACGGGCAGCGCGCTTGGCCGCCTTGAAGGTGCCAAAACCGATCAGCTGGACGTCCTGCTTCTTGGCCACCGTTTTGACGATGGTGTCGAGCACGGCATTGAGGGCGCGGGCGGCAGCAGCCTTCGACAATTCGGTTTCTTTGACGATTGCTTCAATCAGTTCAGTCTTGTTCAT